TCATATGACAGGTGAGGCATAGTTGAGTCGGCGTTATCAGCACTGTAAGCATCCACGAAGGTCGTTTGGAAACTCTTTATGTGAAACCAGGTGCCGGGGTCAGGTTCAATCTCAAAATCTATCGGTTCCCCGCTGGCCTGGAGGGTCAGTTCGTCAATGTAAAACTTTGGTGATTTCCCGCCTTCCCGCGCTTCGTTCTCAAACCTGAAAGCGTCAATGGAACTTGCTTCGATACCCATATCCGTCAGCGGAATATCAATATACTGCCAGTTGTCATAACTGCCGGATGCAAAATAGTTCTCTAAATAGACCGCGTTCCCAACCAGCGCACCACCCACATGAGCATAAACGGAAATTGAATCACCACCCGCCCAGTCCTTGTCAACATTGATCCACATTGTCAGGGCGACATAGTTCCCGGTCATGTCAATGTCATCGCCTGGCCCGACATTATTGATAACCTGCATAATATCGCCGATATTGGGATTGTCGCACTTCAGGGCTTTCGTCCCGTCATAAGCCCTATCCGTGGAATCCGCTATCCATTTGGTCCCAACTGGCTCGCTGAATGTCCAAGCTGCGGTATCTGTTCCGTCATGGATTAATAGCTCACCAGCCCCGTATGCCGCATCCTGCGCCATCTCAATGCCGTAAGTATCGTGTGCGAAAGACACAGTTTTGGGTGAGTATGTCTTCAGTGGCCTGGTGGCAACCACGAGGGCTTGCTCTTCAGCGCCGGAATCATCGTCCACCCGCGCTTCAAGCTCATTCGTCCGGTCTTTTATGTATGCGTCTATGCTCATAAATTACCCGTGTAAGTAACAAGAAACGGTCAAGTTGATTGTCGTGGCCGCTGAACTCTCAAGACACAGCGTCCCGTTCTTCGGGAGTATCAGGCTTGAACCCCACGAAATCTTGAACAACCCTGTTGCGGCAGCAGCCATTTCAAACAGGTCAACAATGCTCCCGCCTGTCAACTGAAGGTCGGCGCCCTGTTCAATCGTGCCTGAGATTGTTTTGGCACTCCCGGCGTTACGGTTTACAGGTGTCAAAGCACTTCCGCTTGTTGGCGTTCCGGTTACACCCATTAACACTTTGATTTCCGTGTCACCAGCAACAAAGCCTTTCATGGACGTAATATGCAAATCTGACTCACCAGAGTTCTTGATGTAGAAAAACTGATCGTCCCCCGCACTGGTGGCCTGGTCAATCAAGATGGAAAACGCAGTACCGTCGTCTTCATTTGCATGTGCCTGCTCTTCTTCAATCACACCGTAGACCCGGAGCTTGCCAGCCTTTACCGCCGCATCCCCGCCGCCACTTCCCGATCCATCACCAATAAATAATGACATTAGCTTTCCCTCATAAAACCGAACATATTAATAGTTGCCTCACCAGCTTCCTCGGCTTGCAAATTTACAGCCATCGTGTCATTGATTCCCAGGATAACCGCACTTTGCACATCAACGTGATTGTGGCCCTTATCCTGGACCCAATAGAAGGCGGCCGTCCCGCCGGTGCAAGTCATGCCATCCCCTACCTCGTCCCAATACTGCACTGTGACATCAGCGGAGTTGTTCGTTTTGCGATTCAGCACACCCATTGCGCTTGCCGTGTTGTTACCACTGGGGGCAGCATCACCGAAATACAGGATTCCATACAGGGACCGGTCAAAGTTCGTTGACCCACCGTTCCACCCAAACCAAAAGTTGCTGATAACCAAATCATGCGAAGAGGACGTATTTTTGAGATACAGAATACGCCCGCCCGTGGTGGTAATGGTCAGCCTCGGCGTAGTCACGCCAAAGGCCGTGGCGTCATAATGACTTCGGTGCCCCATCATGCTTTCGATTGTAGCTGTGGTGTGTAAATGGTTCTCACTGTCAATCTTTGCTGGCCATCGCCCACCGGTCCCGTCAATTAATATCTCGCCCATCATATGTCCTCTCTGGTTATTGTGTTATCGGTCAGCAAGCTCATGTGAAAGTTTAGGATCTTCAGCTCTTTCAAAATTCCGTTCAACAAGGCCACTTGGTTATCATCGGTCACACTGATTTTCTCTATTCCGCCTTCATCAACAACGTCGCCGCCAACGTCCACAACACCATCAACCTTAGTCCGTTCATTAAAGATATGCGTCACTGACTGAGCCTCAAGGTCGCGGTTCCATTTGAATAGTCACCATCCTTGATTCCGATCTGATACCACACGCCACGTTCAGGCTCGAAACCGTACTCTTGGATATTGTCGGTCCAGTCCTTCACATCAAACCACGTCGAACCTCTATCGAACGACCTCTGGCAAGTCACAGTCCCAGTCCAGGTGCCGGAGATACTCACATTGAAGTATCCCGCCAACTGCACACGATCTGTGAACGTGTTACTGGTCGATATCGCTCGTGTTACTAACCTGATGCCCATTACAATCTCCCGTGATTGATGTAAATATGGGTTTAAAGACTGGGCCACCCATTGTATCACTACTTTTGGGCTTTCGGTGCGTAATGTACCGAACCCATATGAAGAATTTACGCATTGAGATAGTACCCACCCGCAACGAGAGGTCGCCATAGGACGGTCACGTCAACCTCAGACCCTGCCCCGGCAGCACCTCCTGCAATGGTCACCTCAACGATCTTCGTTGCCGCCGTAACAACTGGCCCGGTGTAAACATAGTAAAAGTCACCCGTCAGGTTCGCCTTCGCACCATTGGCGGCGGATAGGATCTCAATCGGAGCAACGTCATCAGTCGCTATCGCAATGCTCGTAAACCCTGCCGCAGCCGACAAATCATCTGGAACATGGACAATGACGGCATCAATGAACAAAGCCTGGGCAGTTGCGGTCATGACACTGTAATCCGCCGCAACCTGATTCAAGCTTATCTGCTTATAATTTACGGTGCTTTCCGGCATGAAAGTTTTAGGGATCCACGCGTAACCATTGTAGATCCACATAAAGCCGGTGTTGGTTTCGAGGAAGGTTGAACCAAATTTCGGACTGGCCGGTTTTGTGTCCGTGGAAAGACCGATGTATCTTTGTATCGTAGTAATCAAGTACATACTCACCGCCTTTTTTGGTAAGTAAGACGCCTTTTTACTGGCGTCTCAGTTATTAAGTAGCCACAACATTGGCACCTTCCGAAAGTGGAAGAAAATACAAATGAGTGCTTATAGACCCATCAGCAGCTGCCGCAGTAAAAGTAATCGAGCCAGCAGTCACGATGAGTGGCTGCGACATCCCAACAGCGGCGCTACCATACGTCATTGCCGTTGCAACCACGCCCGTGATTCCCAGGATATCCCCAACAAGCGCAGGATTGATATCGAGGTCGGCGCAGATGTCAACCGTAGTACCAGCAGTCGCGTCCGCATTCCAGTTGCAAAGGTTCGCACCAGACGCAACCGTTACGATGCCGTACAGGCCAGTAATCTGAACCACCCCGGTCACTGTAAAGAACGGAACCACAGCAGCAGCTAATGCAGCGGCATCCCTGTCCACCCGAAGTCCGACTCCCATGTTGGCGAGCATATTTCTCGTAGAATTATTAAACATTCTTCTTTACCTCCCTCTTATAGGTAGGTTTTGCCACCGTCGCAGCCTTAACAACAGGCGCAGCCACCTTTTTCTTTTTCTTCTTCTGCATCGCCAAGGCAATCTCAGCCCTCGCAATTGCCACAACCTCTTCTTTCTCATCTTCTCGCAGTGGCATATTATCCTCCTTTATGGCGGGGATATACCACCCCGCCAGTTAAAGGTTATACAACAGCCATCTGGGTCACAGAAGACTTCGCGTACCGGGCTCCACTCAGAATCGCCACCGCTGATCCAACAGATGCTGCGCCCGGATCGGCAATACACATCCTGAACCCGATATCACCGGAAACCAACTGCGTATCGTTGAGTTCAATCACGTACATGGACGGAACGCCACCAGCCACCGGGATAATACCCGCAGCCGCGCCAGCCGTAGTCCGAGCGCCAGGAACGTCAGCGTTCGCCAGAATCTGAGAAGTCTCGTACCTGTAATAATCAAAGGCAATCTCAGTCGCCGTGGTCGGGGTGGTATCGTCACACGATTCGATGGTGACCACGCCAGCCGCCAGCGGGTTTACGCCAATGCTGTAAATGATCGTCGCGTGGGTGTAGTTCTCCATCAGCACGATCACTGGGCTATCGGCCCCCGCCAGAGTATCAATATCGAGCGGGTAGTATAAGGTCACTATCTGCCCGTCTTCTACGGCACTAAATCCTTTTCCCATAATAAGTCCCTCCTTATATCGTTTTGCTGGGCCCGAAGGCCCAGCTATTCATGTTAGCTTCTTGTGTCCAAGGCAATGAAGTGTGACTGAGTGTAGTTAGCTCCACCCTTATAAGGTGTAAGCGCACTTGCTCTGACAGGTTGCCCATCAATCCGAAGTACGAATCTAAATACAGATTCATCATATATAAACTGAACGTGTATAGACACGTCAGACTGAATTCCGCCCTTTTCAGCTAAAACATACCCATTACCGAAGTCTCCAAACATGATGTCACCCTGAGTTCCGAGGGTCGCAGCCTGCTCGATGGCGATGACGGGTCTTCCAAACAAAGTACCATAAGGTTGCCCACTCAATCCGCCCGCTGGCATATAAATGGGGATTCCTCCAGTACCAACCGCCAAAGACATGGTGAATAATTGCGGCTCAATATTTTGATTAATTAGCCAAATTGCGTTCGGCCGACTGGATGCAAATATGCGAGAATACATGTTAATAACATTCTCGGCCACCACAGTTGACGCCGCTTGACCGGTTTCTTTTCCAACGCTGACCAGACATCCAGCATTGAGGACACCCAAGGGTTCACCAGCGCCAGTTCCATTAATTATCGCATCATCGATCTGGAAGCCGAACTCGTCAACAAACGCCTGCTGGATATAACCCTGCAATGCAGCAGAATCCGCAAGAAGCTCGTCAGTCGTGTAGCAAAGTCCGATAAGTTTTTTCAAACTCAGTTCAATCATTCTGAACTTCGGTTTACTGGCAGTCTTTGCAGCCGCCTCGTCCTTCCAGTACGCCAGAACGCCACCGCTTCGGGTGGATGCCCTGCTCGTCTCGTCAACGCCCGGAATTTTGATACCGTTAGCATTCCCGCTGATCGGGATCCGCCGGCACCTGGAAGCCAGGACGCCAGTATCAAACACCTGTTTCAGCAATTCGGTGCTGAAATCGGTCTGCACCAGGAACCCACCATCGGAACTTACCGTCTCTCCGAGGCCGGTTGCGGCGTTAAAAAGGCGGGGATCCGCGGAACCACCAGGCTGGCCAGCCTTCATCACCGCGGCCATCTGCTCACCGAAGGAGTTGAACTTTTCCTTATCAGAGATCGTAATGCCATGCCCCTTGTTCTCGAGCGCTGGTTGGGTGAGAGGTTTCTGAGGAGTCGCCAGAGCGTCCTGCATCCTTTCTTTACGTTCCAGGGTGGCCACAATGTCCTGATACTCCTGAATGGTATCCAGAATTTCCTGCTGGATCTTCAGTTCCGCACTGTTAGGGTCACGATTCTCATTGACACACTGTGCGTCCATCGCATTGGCTTTGTCCATCAAAGCCTTAATGTCTTCCTTATATTTACCGACAGTCTTCATCTCGAAGTCCTCCTCTTAAATGGTTTTATGGTTATTGGTGGCTGATAAGTTCAGCCCTTGTTAAAAGTTCCGCCGTCCGATCCTTCTTCCGAGGAGGTTCCACAGCATCCCGCTGGGTGGTGTCATCAGCATCCCGCTGATCACCAGAATCCTTAATGGTGTCCTCAGATGTGTCCTTTGTCTCAGCATCCCGCTGAGAATCCGGATCATCATCCTTGTACCCATTGGCCAGGATCTCTTTTGCCTGCTTATTAGAGAAACCGCTACCCTTCAGCAGCTTTTCCAATTCACGGGCGGTTGGAATGTTACGTTCGCCAAGCAACTCGTCAGGCGCGTTGGCAAACACAGATAAATCATACGTAACCGCTTTTGCTTTTTCATCAACTTCATCAGCTTCAATGGAATCGATAAATCCCATCTCTAAAGCTTCTTCGGCAGTCATCCACGTCTCTGCATTCATCAAGTCAAGAATCGCAGACTCGTCCATGCCCGTCTTCTTTATATAGGAGTTCGCAATGGTGCCGCCAACTTTGTCCAGCAAATCCGCTTCCTCACGAAAAGAATCCGCATTCCCTGCTTTAATAGACCACGGGTCATGAATCATCATGAAAGCGTTGTCCGACATAATGACCTCGTCAGCCGCCATGGCGATGACGGAGGATATGGAAGCCGCCAAACCGTCCACATGAGCCACCACATGGCTATTATGCTGCTTCATTGCGTTGTAAATAGCCGTGCCGTCAAAGACTGCACCACCCGGGGTGTTTAACCGCACATGAATGGTCTTTGCGTTGCTCGCATTGAGGTCTTTGACAAACTCTTTTGGGTCAACACCCCAAAAACCGATCTCATCATAGATATAGAATGTAACTTCTTCCTCGCCTTTACTCTTCGCAGCTTTTTTTTGAGTTGAGTTTCTCGGTTGAAACACACTCCTATTTAGAATTTTCATAACACTACCCCTCCAGTGTCTCTCGATCTCGTAAGCAGTTTTAAAGTTTTATTACTCGTTGCATCCTCGTTATCCTCGTCTGGCTCCTCAGTCTCATCCGCAGTGGGCTCATTACTGGCAATCACAATCTCATCAACTCTATCCAAAGGAATCATGTTCATGGGTACGAGATGAATGTCCCCACCTTCAACGGGGTTCATGTCCTCTTTCGCCCGCACCTCGTTAATATTAAAAACACCGTTGTTCAACATGATCTTATAGAACTCGGCCCTGTCCTTGGCGTTGGCTCGTAACAGTCCTTCAATAACGTGCTTAAAGTAAAATCCAGATTTCACTTGGCGTTTGGTCAGAAGCTGCATCTGGTAGTTTTGCTCAAAACGAACGAGCCATGGAAGAATGCTATCGGTGACAAAGGATGTTTGTTCAGCCTCGATATTATTAAAGCTCGACTTGGTGAGGTCTTTCAGTTTGTGCGGTGGCAGGTTAAACCATCTTGCAACTTCAGGGATCTGGAACTGGCGCGATTCAATGAACTGAGAATCCTCCGGAGGTATTCCGACCTTCTCCATCTCCATGCCGTCTTCGAGTAGCATCAGACGGTGGGACTGCCCGAGGCCGCTGTACACATCCGTCAGTGAGGTCTTCAGGTTGGAGTGAGCGGAAGCGTCCAGCTTACCGGGATGCCTGACAACCACCCCGGGGTGGGTACCCTGCCCGAAGTACAGGCTTCCGAACGTCTCCATGGACATACTGAGCCCAATGGACTTTCGGGCCATGGCGATCACGGAGTAGCCAACGAATCCGTCAAAACCCATCCCAGGAACATGAAGGACTCGCTCCCACGGCAGAATGATCTGCTCACCGCTCGGGATACTGATCTCGTAAACAAGTTTACCACCGGACATCTGAGGAGTGCAGCGATTAGGGGGAATCGGCCACAACTCGACAATGTCACCATACTCGTCATACACGATCTCAGCGTACCCGTTACCCCACGTCAAGGCGTGAGACGCAAGGCATTCCCGACCAGCCATCGTGGTCATGTACGGATTGAATCTGGTTTGTAGAACTGGGTAAATGCTCTGCTCGACGGCATGACGTTTCGACCTGCCCTCGGTAAGCATTAAATGTAGGGGAAGTGATGCGATTGTACCAGATATGAGGGTTACGGCATTCCAAACAGCGGAATACGTAAGGGCAGTCTCTTCAGTTACGACTTCACCTGATACGGACTGACTGCCAGACAAGTTCCAAAGCGAGGTATTCCACGCCTTCGGATTTGACAAAGAAAGGTTAAATACTTTCTTTACCCGTTGGCCAGCATACCACGCAAGAAGATTAACTTTCGTTAGGACATTCAAATGTACCACCTAGCTAAGTAGAAGACTATGCATGGAAGCATACTAGATGGGGAAAATAACGAATGTCAACCTAAATTTCGTTCCAGTTGTTTAAAGTGTGAAATTATTAGAAACTATTAGAAATATGCGAAGTCAGTTATCCAAAGGTATGCAAACCCTTTTTAACTTTCTTTGCCAACCGGCAGGTATCGAACGACTCCCTCGTAACCCGCTTCTGGCCCCCGGGAGTCTGCACCGTCTCCAGCTTGCCATGCTCTATCCACATGTACACACATCGTTCGGACACGCCATAATAATATGCGACCTCACTCACCCGCAGTGTCGGCCTGTTCGGAAGTGCGTCCATCAGGCACCTCCAAGGAATCTTTTACGACAATTTTCAA